GAACTCCTTATACGAATTATGTAAAGAGTTCTCTGAGACATACCAGATCGATGCGCTGGGTATGGGAATTGAAAGCCTGAAGAAACGAATCAGTGCTGAAGACTGCATACGCTTGGAAGAAATATCCGGTGCGATCAAGACCAAGCAATACAGGGTTACGCTTTGGACAGAGATCTTTGCCAGAGATGATGCTGAAGCGGAGGACAAGACTGCACAGATGGCTAAGAGTGTTTTAGCTGTCTTCAACAAACACGGTGACATTCTAATGGATATCGAATTCAAAGACATAACAGAAGGGGAATAATTCATGAACGAAATAACTATAGATCTTGACGGAGAGCCAGTCTTAACAGGCAAAGAAGCTTACGAACCTGATGACATTTGGTGGTCAATCTACACAGACACAAAGCCAAAAGACGTTGATGACTGGGTTGAAGCCAACAACGTGGGGTTCACTAACGATGATGAACGCAAAGTCATAGATGACTTTGAAGATGGTGAGTACGGATTAATGCTAAGTCACTACCAAGAAGTAGAAACCATTTCAAAAGATGGCAGAGTGGTGTGTAAAAAAATGGAGCATGTGTACTACATATCCACCAACAGAGTGACCATCAAGGATGGTCTAGTTGATGTTGATTCAGTCAAGAAAGCGACTGCTGAATTGCTCAATCGATGTGGATACTGGGGTGAGTTTATCGAAGCACTCTGGGAAGTTGACTTTGATGTTGGGCTGCTTGATAGATCCAAGCTCATCAGATTGGCACTAGGTAGCTAGTCCTCAATCTCCTCATCAACCTCATCATCGATGTCCTCGATCTCATCGATGTCCTCAAACTCTTCAACCAACTCTTCATCTGACTCAACATCAGGTGAAGAGTTCTCAATCCTTGCCTCAAGAACAGGCGCAAGTTGATTTGAATCAATCAACTGTCTCAACCTGGACTCCACCTCTGCACGATCCATCTGATCGATACTGCCATGCTTAATCTCTTTCCTCTCAACCATGAGGCCAGCAAGCTTTGCTCTTCCCAACTCTGCGCTCACTGCTGCACCATAGCTTCCATCCTCAAGCGCAGCATCTCTGATCACCTTCAGATCTCTAGCCACCTTGTCAAAAGTAATCTCATACCTTTTCTGTTCACCTTCCTGAAGCTCTCGAATCTTTTCCTGTATATGCCTGTACTCTGGGCTGTGAAGTAATCGAGGCGCGACCACCTCTGGGAACCGATAGCCAGCACGATGAGCGCAATCAGTATTAGTCAGATCCTGATACACATAAAGCTGCACAAACTTTTGTTGTTTCTTGGTGAGTGTTTGTTTCTTCTGCTTGATAAGATATTTATTAGCATCAGATGCAATGTCATCTTCAGGATCAATATCAACAGTGGAATTTAAAACAACTTCACTCATAACGAGATTCTAATCGAAATCTTTTTCCTTCATCAACAATATTTTTTCACGATGAAACCCAGGTCTACTCTGCGAGTGAGTAAACGAACCAAAATGTTTTGACTTACCTGAGTGTTCAAGCTTACCTGAGTTCACAACCAGCCCATGAAACTTAACCTGATGAGCCCCAACTCCAATCGGTACTTGTACAATCTCACCACCACCCTCGACAAACTCATCAACCATCTCATTCAACTTCTGACTCAACTCTGCTTTTGTTTTACTCATCTAATTCTCCTTTCTAATTTTCGTTTCTAATTTTCTTAAATTTTTTTTTCATTTTTTCCCACCCTCAATCTCCCTACTCAAAGAGGTAAAAGTAGAGGGTATATTTATATAGCTATATACCTCTCTTTAGAGAGTGACCCTACTGACCCTATGACCCACCCTTATAAATCAATGACTTAGCATACCGTAGGGTCAAGGGTCACGGTGGGTCAGTCTGACCCTACCTGACCCTACGCTAAACCGCGCCACAGTAGGGCTTTCAGCTAAGTAGGGTCAATCGACTCCGTTTTTTTGACCCACCCCTTTGACCCTACCTAAGTCAGTCCATACCGACCTAGAATTTACTTTAACTTTCCCTCCTAAGTGTTTTTATTCTTCCCTCAGATTGAAGGTATATTTTCTACTATCAACCAAAGCCTCGGCCTCAACATCCAATATCACTTCGCCCAGTTCCTGTATGATCTGGGGTAACACAGCATTGCCTAATCCTTTAAGTCGGTCCACCCGATTGGGTATCCCATGAGCCACTCGACCCACATCGGGTTCAGGCTTCCACTCAGCTTTCCTTCTGGGGTTTGATACCCTGACTCTGCTTCGACTGAGTCGCTCAGTGTGTTGGTCATTGGGTTGCGCCCCGACTTCTCCATCGACTCCTTGCTTCGAGCGCCCTTGTACTCCCGACTTGTTGGGGTCGGCCAAAGATGTACCGCCCGATTGAGTGTGATCTGGCTGTGCCACTTCGCTCCTGGGTTGTACGCTCTTTCCCCCGGCTGGGCGGGTCTTCCGTCCTTTGTCTTCAGATCCTGAAGAAACTCCCCAGCCCCCGCCTGACTTGCTGCTGGGGTGGGCCACATCTTCACCTCCTTCGACAGGCTGTCCTGATTCGCTGTGTCCATGTTCTTCCAGTCCGAACTCAGGGGTGTATTCCACAGCCCCTCTTCCTTTTTTGTGGGCGAGGATGAAGACTCGGTCTCTTCTGTGTCTGGCATCGAGGGCACAAGCTGGAAGTACAAACGCTTGTGTGGCGTAACCTTCATCTTCCAAGTCAAGAAGCACGTTGTCGAGTTCCATGCTGATGATCCCAGTAACATTCTCACCAAAGACCCAAGCTGGCTGTACTTCTCGTATGACTCGATACATTTCTTTCCAGAGTGCGCGGTCATCTTTCTCGCCTCTTCGTTCCCCGGCAACACTGAATGGCTGACAGGGGAATCCCCCGCAAACAAGCTCAACTGATCCTCGGTACTCATTACCATCTAACTCCTTAATATCATTGTGTATAGGCACATCAGGCCAGTGCCGCCCTAATACTTTCTTGCAGTACTCATCTTGCTCACAGAACGCAACAGTCTCCATACCAGCCCACTCAAGGCCAAGACTGAAACCCCCTATACCACTGAATAAATCTAATACTCTCAAGCTACCTCACTAAAAAAAATTGTGGTGATCGAAAGGATTCACAGTATGAAAAAGCCTATCAGCAAGGCTATGCGGAACTGCACTTCATCCCCCCTTTTTCTTTAAACCTCTGTGTTATGAGGCAGGAATTGTGCGAGGTCACCACTCCCCACACATTTTCCTCCGCATTCTTTTATGATGTTATGCATACATTCATGTCTGTCCATACCCAATCCCTAGTATTTTAAAATCGTTATGCTTATAATCGGCCTGTTCATTTTCCCTTAATGGACGTTCCCTATTGCTTTGGGATTTCTCAGGCCAGTCAATTTAGACTCCTGGCTGGCTTGAGATATTTTATCCTTACTCTATCTCCCACGGTTTCTGATTAGGATTGTTCTCTAGGTAATGCCACACCGCTTTACCCGGATCAGCGTAAGTCTTAACCACATCACCCATGTACTTCTGTACAAAACTCACCGCCCTCTGAGAAGCTTTATTACCATGGGGCATACGAGCTTTCTTCAGTGTCTCTCTTGCCAGCATCTCCAGCTCATTACGCTTGTAGAATGTAGTCAGGCTCATAGCACCCGCCACAATCTGAGCGATCTTGACCTCATCCTCCTCGGTCTGCTTGGCTTGCTTGGGGATATTATGGGCAGTGAACTCATTCATCTTCCACAATCCCTCATTGAAATCAAAACGCGCTGTGTGTTCATCGGGCTCTTTCGCATTACGCGCCTCGTAGAAGAACGATACATCGGGCCGCTCTCCCCCTAGCTTGATGCCTGAATCGAACCAACCAGCGAATGCTGAACCACCTCTGGCAGACATAAAGGTTTTATCATCTGCTCTTTCCTTACCTGTATGGTGCGCGATCACCACACTGACATTGTTCAACTCAATCAGTATGTCTATGCGATCCAGCAGTTTATGTATCTCACTGTTGTTATTCTCTTCACCATCAAAGAAGTTAATCACTGGGTCAATCATCACAATGTCTGGGTTATGAAATGCGATCTCATCAGAGATAGCCTGTATGTCTCCATCCCTCATGAGGTTCTTTCTCAATCGACCAGTAACAATCAGGTTGTCATAACCCATGGGTATCAGATCATCACTGGCAGCAAAGCGCCTGTAATACATTTCAATTCGTTGCTTGAGAAACTCTGCAATGATCTCTGCCTGTAACCACATCACCTTGAGCGGTCTACTGAATGGCACATCAAGAAAGTCAGTACCCGTAGTAGCCCCAGCCGCAAACCCACCAAGCCAATTCGACTTACCGATCTTTGGTTTACCGAGTAGCAACACCCGACTGTTCTCAAAGATAAACTTATCTCCCCAGAACAACTCGATCTCGCTGTCATCAAGGTCTACCCACTCAGCAGCGGAGAAAGGCTGTAACCCAAGCGGTCCTTCTTTAGGTGCGTCAACAATCTCAATCGGATCTTCTTGTGACTGTATGTCTTTAAGATCCTGACTAAGATCCATCTCCCATGTCGATGTTTCCCACTTCATAATCCCAGAATCAACATCATCTGGGTGTCTCTTGATATGACCTGAAGTAATACTGATGACTGTGCGAGTAACCTCCATGAGATCCATTGGAGGGAAACAGGTTTGATTCCAATCCTGTGCCTTGATCAACACTTCCCTCATGCCCCAGCCTTCCTTGACCCACTTACCCACCAGCCTAGCCAGTGTGTCGTTACGAGTCCCAGGCTCGACAGGATCCTCTGTCAGTTTCTCCCTGACCAGATTCTCTACTGTCGCACCAGTATTAAATTCATGGATAGCTTTCAGATCTTTCTCGCCCAGCAAAGGCAGATCATCCATACCATCCATGTGATAATTCTTATCGAAGTGCCATTGATATCCTTCGCTTGGGACGATCATGACATAGCCGCCATCGCCTCTGACATCGAGCTTGTTCTTACCAGCACTGTTCCTGACTATGAAACTGCCAACGGAATACAGGTAATGTGACCCACCTCTTGGTGTAGTCTGCTTGAGTGGAGTGCGACTGATTGCGCCCTCATCCACCCACTTAACACTATCATCACTATCCGCATCGACCACCACAAAGTTAATACCAGTGATCGCTGCCCAGTTAGCTTGTGGATATTGTCTGTGCCACTGCTCAATCTCATCGTGGGAGGGCTGTATTTTCTGGTAGTGTTGCCACTTAACTCGCGGAGTCTTAGCCCAACGTGACTGTAATTCTTGTTCTGAATCAAAGGGATGGCGAGATCTGAAGTATTTGGGAACCACCTCTAACGGTGATCCGCATGGTATCAAATGGAAGCCGTGCTCCCACAAATAAAACAGTAACTCTTCCTTTGCTTCAGGCGATATTTCGCTTTGGTTTTTTATCGGCAGAACAAATGACATTCCTATCCCCTAACTGGCACACCTTTTCTTTTTTCTAGCGGCCTACTTTTTGTTTTTGATCGATCCTCTGGTATCGCAATGGTGCTATGGATCTCGCTGGCTGGCCCATAAATAGACTCCCAGTCCAGCCGTCCATCAGACATATGCATGAAAAGCTTCGCTAACTTTACAGATGGAGATCGATTGAGTAAACGATACTGACTGATAGATCCTTTAGGTTTGCCAGTTCTCCTGGCTACCTCCTCATCGCCTAGTTCCCATATCCAATCTGCTAATGTAACTTTATTCATAAAAACTCACCGTACCTTACCGAGACTCACCTAACGAAAACTCAACTCAACACAATACACCACACCTGCCGCGCCCTACCTCAACCGAACCAACCCCGCAACATCTAACCCGAACCCACCTGAACTTAACGTAACTTGCCGCACCGCACCTGCCGAACCGTAACCTAATCGACCTCACCGTAACGTACCAGAACCCGACTCGCCTAACCTGCCACACCGTACAAGAACGAACCGCACCCTAACCCAACGTACCCCGACAAACCTG